TTCCATAATATCGTCAATAGCTTCTTGTATATCGTCTGGCAAATCACTGTCTTTTTTCCACAAGATATATGCTAAAGATTCTATTTCTTGGCGTATAACAGTATACTCTTCTTCCATAGTTTCCTCCTTTTTCAGTAATGTTAACAAAATAATAACAAGAGTGCAAGTGTGATGGACTTTAGAGTATTACCATTTGGCGGCGGTTACGAATTTATCGACGAGTTTGGTAATAGAGAATTTATTACTGACGATAATGCATTTATCGCGCCAAGAAATTTGTCGTTTCGAGAAAAAGCAAAAGATTTTGTGCAAAACCGATATGGCATGAGTAAAGACATGTCGGAAAGATTATTTGGCGGTATTCCGTATGGAAATCAAGCAGATGCGTTACAAAGATTTGTAGGAGGTGAAGGCTTACTAGGTGTTATGCCTATTTCCGCCGGCATTTTATCCGGAGGTCAAGCTGTAGAAGATTTTAAGCAAGGTAATATCGGCTCCGGCATAGGTAACGCTGCGTTAGCAGGTTTAGATATTGGGCTCAGTGGATTAGGGCTGCGTCAGGCATATAAAACCGCGAGGCAGCCAGATCTTTTAAGTTCTTACATAAACGCTCCGAGCAATATACCAAATGTTAAGCGCAGACCGCCTCCAGTTGTAGCTAACGAAACGACTAATAAAATTTTAGCATACCACGGCTCACCGCACACGTTTGATAAGTTTGATATTTCTAAGATGGGAACAGGCGAGGGCGCTCAAGCATATGGGCGTGGATTGTATTTTTCTGAAAACGAAGAGGTAGCTAAAAACTATAGAGATGCTTTAAGTAGAGATATTATAGCTACAGTTGGAGATACGCCAGTTTATGAATTATATAATAGATTAATTCGTCAAGCTGATTCAATGAAGTTTCCATCACAAAAGGGTAATGAACTTTACGATAAAGCGGCTTTTCTAGAAAACCTAGAAATAACAGGATCATTTGACGAGGCATTGGCTGTGGTAGAGAACCCAGAGATTGCTAAATGGGCTAAGTCTGAGATCTTACCTAAGTACAAACCTGCCGGAAATATTTACCAAGTAGAGATAGCATCTGATGTTGGCAAGTTTCTTGATTATGACGCGCCCCTTTCAGAGCAATCTGATTTTATCAAAAATGCGTTAGAAAATATTCCTAAAGGTAATGTTAAGATAATTAAAAACGCAGATTCTGATCGGCCTGAGTTTCGTGATCGAGTGCGTCCTTATCAAGTTGTCGGGACAAATTGGAAGGGTGAACGTGTAAACAGACCTGCGAGAAGCCTTGAGCAAGCTGAACGAGTAAAAGCACTAGCAGAAGGTGGAAATTTAAAGTTAAATCCAAACGCAACGGGAGCTGACCTTGTTTCATCAACTCCTTATGCTAATCAAGAGCAGATGCTTAATGTTCTAAAAGGTGTAGACATACAAGGTATTCGCTATCTCGATCAAGGCTCTCGCGGCAAAGGTTACGAAATTAATGTTACTAACAAAGGTAAGCCTGTTCCGATGGGTATACTTGATGAAGGCGATAACTTAACAGCGAAAACAAGAAAAGACGCAGAAGAAATAGCAAAGAAATATCGTAAAAGAGGCTTAAAGGCAGATGTTCAGCCAAGTGGAACGCGCAACCTTGTTGTCTTTGACGACAAAATTATCGATATTGTTAAAAGGTACGGGATTGCCGGAGCAGCAACATTATTAGGCATGTCGCAGCTTGACGTGCAAGCTGCAATGGCGCAAGAGAATAGAAACAATCAGGGACTGTTGGAGAGATAACATGGACTACGAAGTAAACAAACTCGCAGATGAGCTCGAGCAGGAGCTAAACCCTAACGTTATGTCTGAGCAAGAGCTGCAAGGCATTGTCGGCAAAGAGATCGACGACGCAATCGACTTTATAGACAATCATATTTCTCCAATAAGGGCGGCAGCTACGCAATATTACCGAGGCGAGCCGTTTGGCAACGAAGAAGACGGGCGCAGCCAAGTCGTATCAATGGACGTGCGTGATACCGTGCAGGCGCTGATGCCGTCGCTTATGCGTATTTTTCACGGCAGCGACCAGACTGTGGAATATGTGCCGCAGGGGCCGGAAGACATTGCCGCAGCCAAGCAAGCTACAGACTACGCTAATTATATTATAAATCGAGACAACAACGGCTTTCTAGAGATGCACGCTGCTTTTATGGATGCGCTTGTACGTAAAGTTGGCATACTCAAGGTGTACTGGGATGATCAAACAAAATTTGAAACAATACCATATTCCGGTCTCGATGATATGGCTCTTGCCGCGTTGATGTCAGATCAAAAAGTTGACATCGAAATTGTTGCCTCGAAACCTATGGGTGAGCCGATGCAAGATCCTTTAACTGGTGAGGAAATGCCTGCGCCTATGATGCACGACGTTAGGGCAACATATACGCATCCAGATGGGCGTGTGAAAGTAGAGGCCGTACCTCCAGAAGAGTTCTTAATTTCCCGTGAGAGCAAATCGGTTGAGCAAGCCGATTATGTCGCGCACCGGCGGATTGTAACTGTGTCTGAGCTTGTAGCGATGGGTTACGACTACGACGAGGTATATGAACTTGGCGCGTCATACGACGACATGGATACAAATGTAGAGCGATACACGCGAAACAGGGCGCTCACAAACGAGATGAACGAGCGCAGCGATCCTGCTATGAAAAAAGTGTTGTACGTCGAAAATTATATTCGCGTTGATTACGACGGCGACGGCATTGCCGAGCTGCGTAAAATTTGTTCTGCCGGAGACGGTAACAAGATCCTTATGAACGAGCCGTGTGATATGGCGCCGTTTGCCACGCTATGCCCAGATCCAGAGCCTCACGACTTCTTTGGTATATCTGTGGCTGACACAGTAATGGACGTACAGAGAATCAAGTCTTCTATTATGCGTAACACGCTTGACAGTTTGAGCATGTCAATCCACCCACGGGTAGCAGTTGTCGAAGGCATGGTAAACATTGATGACGCTATGTCTACAGAAGTAGGCTCGATTATACGCCAGAGAGCTGCCGGACAAATACAGCCGCTCAGTATGCCGTTTGTCGGTCAAGCTTCTTTTCCGGTGCTAAAGTATATGGATGAGGTCAAAGAGGCTCGCACGGGCATCTCTAAGGCGTCAAAAGGTTTAGATGCTAATGCTTTACAATCTAGCACTGCAACAGCCGTAGCGGCCACTGTAAGCGCCGCACAACAACAAGTCGAGATGATTGCTCGTATATTTGCAGAAACCGGTATTAAGCGTATGTATGAGCTTGTACTGAATTTAGTAATTAAGCACCAAGACCGTGAGCGTATGATAAAGCTTAACAATGAATTTATTCCAATTGATCCGCGTGTGTGGAACAGTAATATGGATGTTACGGTAAACGTAGCTCTCGGACGGGGTTCTGATACTGAGCGCATGATAATGTTGCGCCAGATTGCAGAAATGCAAAAAGATGCGTTGCAGACAATGGGCCCAATAAACCCACTTACTGATATGCAGAAATTATCTAATACTCTTAAATCTATGACAGAAATAGCAGGATTTAAAGACACCTCACAGTTTTGGGGAGATCCATCTCAGTTTAGACCTCCGCCGCAGCCAAATAAACCAGATGTCAATGAGCAGCTTATTCAAGTTCAAATACAACAAATACAAGCGGATATTCAGAAGAAAGCTGCCGAGCTGCAAATGGAGCGTGAAAAGTTTCAACTTGAAGATGACCGTAAGCGTGACGAGCTAGAGGCGGAGCTGTTTGTAAAGGCAGAAGAGATGAAGGCAAAATATGGCACGCAGCTCAACGTAGAAAAAATACGATCTGATCTGGCGATAAATCGAGAAGTTATGAAGGCGCAGGCTGATGTAATAAAGGAGGCTGCGCGTGAAGACTAAGCAACAAATAATAGATGACGGTAGAGAGGCAGACCGTCTACTAAAAGATACAGATCTCAGAAGATTTTTAGACGAGATCGAGCAGAATTGTTGGCTTGAGTTCAGAGCAACTGAGACCAATGATAGTGATGGCCGTGAGGCTATTTATATGAAATTACGCGGCGTCGAGTCAGTACGACAAGCGTTGCGTGCAATGGTAGATAACGGGGCTATTGAAATAAAAAGAAAATAAGCCCATAATATGGAGTTAATGAGATGGCAGAAAACAACAACCCACAAGGGACTGATCTGTACAGTGCTCAAAATGCAATCAGAGCCATACTTGCGCCCGAAGAGGATAACGCTGCGGCCACTGATGCGCTTGAGGTCGAAACCACTGAAGAAGTAGTGGAGGAGGCTGAAGCCTCGGAGGAGACGGGAGCGACTGAAGAAGATAATGCAGTCGTCGAAGGATCTGAAGAGGAGCTCGAAGTTGAAGAAGATGCGGAAAGTTCAGAAGACGAATCCTTCGATATACTGGCGGCCACTGTAGAGGTCGATGGTGAAGAGATAACCGTCCAAGAGCTGAAAGCAGCTAATCTAAGGCAGAGAGACTACACACGTAAGACGCAGGAATTGGCAGAACAGCGCAAAGCGTTAGAAGCCAAAGAAACTGACATCGAGCGTGAACGTGCACAATATGCTCAGATGTTGCCTGCTTTGCAGCAACGGCTTGAGCAAAAGGAGCAGGAGCCGGATTGGGATACTCTGTATGATGCAGACCCTAAGATGGCAGCGAAGGCAGAACGTCAATGGCGGAAGCAACAAGAAGAGCGTGAGGCTCAAATTGCAGCCGTGCAGTCTGAGCAACAGCGAGTGCAAAAATTGCAGCAAGAAAAGATGCAACGGATGCAGGAGCAATATGTTACTCAGCAACGCGAAATGCTGCCGGAAATCATACCCGAGTGGCGCGACAGTAAAGTTGCGTCGCAGGAAGCAACCCAGATTAGGGACTTTCTACTTGGCGAAGGATTTACCGAGCAGGATATTAGCGGTTTGACAAATGCCACGCTTGTGAAGTTAGCGAGGAAAGCCATGCTATATGATCGAGGAGAAACGCGAGTTACTGCGGCAAAGGCCAAGCCGAAAAAAGCACGCGCCAAGACATTAAAAAGCGGCACAAAAGCGTCACAGCCTAAACCTACGTCAGATGCACAAAAAGCGATTCAGAACGCAAAACAATCCGGCCGCATACAAGATGCGGCTTTAGCAATAAAAGCCTTACTATAGGAGATTTATAAATGGCTATTGTAGCAAATACTTTCACGTCTTTTGACGCAAAAGGTATTCGAGAGAGTTTGAGTGATGTTATCTCGAGTATCGCTCCAGAAACTACGCCTTTTCAAAGTAATATTGGTTCTAAGACAGTATCTAATACTTATTTTGAGTGGCAAACTGATAGTTTGAACGCAGTAAGTAAAACAGCCAACATTGATGGGGATGACGTAGGTTCTTTTGATTCTACTTCAGCAACTACTCGCGTTGGTAACTATACGCACATTCTACGTCGTACATTGATTGTAGCCGACAACCTTGCAGCGCAAGACCTTGCAGGCCGCAATGATGAGTTGGCATACCAACTGGCCAAGCGCGGCAAGGAAATCAAGCGCGATTTAGAGGCCGTTCTAACTGATAACAATGCTCAAGTGGCAGGTAATAGTTCAACCGCACGGGAAACTGCTGGTCTTGGTGCTTGGATTGCTACTAACGATGTTTTCAATAGTTCAGACGGAGCTTCTCCAACTGGTGACGGTACTGATGCTCGTACAGATGGTACGCCACAAGCATTTACCGAAGCAATGTTGAAATCTGCAATGCAGGCTGCATTTACAGCCGGTGGTGAGCCAAGCATCTTGATGGTTGGACCTCATAACAAAACCGTTGTATCAGGTTTTGCAGGTATTGCAGCGCAGCGTTATATGGCTCCAGATAATGCACCGACCACAATTATAGGTACGGCTGATGTCTACATGTCTGATTTTGGGACCTTAAATGTGGTGACAAACAGATTTAGTAGAGATCGGGACGCATTTTTCTTAGACCCAGAATATGCGGCTGTAGCTACTCTACGTCCGATCCAACAGGTCGAACTTGCCAAAACTGGTGACGCTGAGAAGCGCATGGTCATTGTTGAGGCAGGGCTAGAGGTGCTCAATGAGGCTGCTCACGCCGGCGTCTTTGATCTGTCTACATCATAATATAGTCGGGGCGGCGTTAGTCGCCCCACTTATTTGGAGTGCAAAATGAAACGATTGTTTGATAGAGATCCTGCAACTGGAATAACCAAATACTGGCACGTAACTGATAAAGGCGAGTATGTCGTTGAGACAAAGCAAGATGTCTCCGCCATAGCCGAAAGAAATAAAAACGAATATAAAGAAACACCCAATAGATACAGAGACGTTAATAAAGTAGCGTCGATACCTCTTTCAGTGTACTATGAGCTAAAGAAGCAAGGTATTGCAGATGATCCAAAGGCGATGCGAAAGTGGTTAAATGACAGCAACAACCAAGTATTTAGGACAAGGGCCGGCACATTATGAGCATTACAACCTACTCTGAGCTCAAGACATCTATAGCCAACTGGCTAAATAGAGATGACTTAACAAGCGTTATTCCTGATTTTATTGCTCTTAATGAAGCAGATATGAATCGTAAGATTAGACATTGGCGTATGGAGCAAAGAGCCACTGCGTCCATTGATGCGAGGTATACATTATTACCAACTGATTTTATGGAGGCCGTAAGATTTCATTTGGATGTTGATGAGCGGCCAATAGAGTTAGCAACGCCATTATTTTTACAAAAGAAAAGAAACGAAAACTCTGACGCAACTGGACGTCCACAATATTATGCTGTTATCTCGGGGCAGATTGAGGTTTGGCCAAAACCTGACACAACATACACCGGAGAATTGTATTATTATGCGAGAACGTCTGCTCTTAGCGACAGCAATACCTCAAATTGGATATTACAATATTTTCCGGATACTTATCTCTACGGTTCACTAATTCACAGTGCTCCTTATTTAATTGATGATGCTCGAGCATCAACATGGTCAGCGTTGTACCAAAGTGCGGTTGGTGGTATAAATGGAAACAATGATAAGGCAAAATATGGCGGTAGTGGCCTTCGTATGCAAATAAACAGTTATTCATAGGAGAATAAAATGGCAAGTTTAGCAGATTATGTATTAGACGCAGCTTTAAGTAAGTTGGATTTAGAGGCTGATCGAATTGACATAACCTCCCAAGAGGCAACAACTTATGCCGAGGCTACAAGCACGTACACTCTAGGCAATAGCACGTCTGTATCTTTTGGGGCGCCCGAGGATGGTGACACGTCAGGAAGAAAAACAAGGTGTGCGGCTATTTCAGATGGAAGCGTGACGGGAAGCGGAACTGCGACACATTTTGCTGTAAGTGATGTTTCCGAAACACGATTACTTGCTACAGGATCTTTAACAACTTCTCAGTCAGTTGTTTCCGGTAATACGTTTACAACGGCAGCTTTTGACATAGAAATTCCTGATCCATCATAGGTGATTAATGGTTAAGTTAGCCAATAGAGTCAAAGTTGCCACAAGCAGTACTGGTACCGGCACGATAAGTTTAGGAAGTGCCGAAGATGGTTTTCAAACCTTCGCAGACGGCGGTATTGCTGATGGTGACGTTGTAAGATACACAATTATTGATGGTACTGCGTTCGAAATTGGCAGTGGCACGTACACGCACAGTGGAACAACTTTATCTCGAACACTCACAGAAAGCTCCACAGGGTCACTGCTTAATTTAAGCGGCAACGCTGTTGTGTTTGTTACGGCTGCGGCAGAAGATTTAATTTCTAACGGCACTATAAGTGACAGTGGTAATATTACTTTGGATAGTGGTGGTGATATTATTCTTGATGCCGATGGTGCGGATATAACTTTAAAAGATGATGGAACATCATTTGGAAGATTTACAAAAAGTGGGGATAATTTTGTAATTGAGTCTCAAGTAACAGACGGAGATTTAATAATTAGTGGTAATGATGGGGGTACTCCTGTTTCCGCACTTACCTTGGATATGTCGGCAGCGGGGTTCGCTACGTTTAATTCAAGGGTTCTACTTGGTGGGGGAGACACTATTGGTAGTGACAATAGCTATAACCAGTTAACAATTCACAAAGGAACGTCTGGTGGTGGTGGTGGAATAAGCTTTAGAGTAAATCAATCTAATGGATTTGCCGGTATGAAGTGGGATTTCTATACTAGCGAAAGCGAGGCCGTTTTCGATTACTCTGCTAATTCAGGTGCATTTAGATTTTTTCAATATAATACTGAAATTATTAATTTAAAAAGAGGTATTGATAAAAGCGACTTAGTATTTAAAGGCGAAACGGCTTATGACTGTACAGTCTCAGTTCCTGATGTAACGGCTGATAGAACCGTCACGATTCCCGATCAAACAGGCACAATCATGTTGTGGGGCAGTGCTCAACCTAATAGTGCAGGAACAGGATCTAATAACTATGCAATAGGTGAGGAGGCTTTAGATGCACTTACGGATGGAAACCAAAATCTTGCAATTGGACATCAGGCACTTACAAACGGGACATCAGCAAATTTAAACACTGTTATAGGTTATCAAGCAGGGCTTAACAATACCACTCCCGTAAGAAATATAGCAATTGGTTATCAGGCCATGTCTAACGGAACTGCGGCAGGTTCTGTCGACAATACTGCTATTGGTTATTCTGCTGTAAATAACTTAGACGGTGGCGATCTTAACATTGGTATAGGCAGGAGTGCAGGACTCGTTATTTCTACAGGATCTAATAATGTAGCTATAGGCAATTATGCAATGGCACAAAACACAACGGATAGTAATTCTACTGCCGTTGGTCATTACGCAGGCGGTGGTGATTTTCTAACAGGTAGCACTTATCTTGGCTCTGAAGCAGGTATTTTAGACAGCGATAGCAAAGATTATCAGACCGCTGTTGGTGCTTTTGCAATGAATGATTGCTCTGGTGACTATTCTACAGCGGTTGGGGCTTATGCTATGACAGACGGTAATCATTATGGTTCTGTGGCAATAGGGTATGATGCTTTAGGTCGTGATAGCACCAATAATCCATATTATAATACTGTAGTTGGACATAGTGCAGGAGGTGCTATTGAATCTGGTGATTACAATACAATCATGGGCTATGACGCCGAAGTTAAATATACCAATACTTCTAATGCAACTGTCATTGGGACGCAAGCAAGAGTCGGCTACACCCACGGTACTAGCGTAGGGTATAGAGCAGGATACTCAATGTTTGGCCAAAGCGATTATTGCACTCTTATAGGCAATTACGCAGGTTATGATATGGATGGTGGCGATAGCTGTACATTTGTTGGCTATGCTTCTGGTTACGCCGGAGGTTCTGGCAGCTATAATCAGGGCCTTGGTATGCAATCAACTCGTTATTTGACTAGCGGTTCTCACAACTCAGGTTTTGGCTATCGAGGTGCATATAACGTTACTAGCGGTGATAGCAACACAATGTTGGGTAATTTTTCTGGGCAAGGCTTAACCACAGGGGATAACAACACGACAGTTGGAGCAAGGGCAGGTCAAGACACAATGTCTACAAACAGTAATTGTACTGTTGTTGGAGCAAATGCCGATCCGTCAAGTAATTCGGTTACAAATGAAATTACACTAGGTGATAGCAATGTAACGTCTTTGCGCTGTAACACTCAAACAATCTCTAGCCTCTCAGATGAACGTGATAAAACAGCTATTCAAGACTTGCCCTACGGATTAGAGTTCATTAACGATATGCGCCCAGTGCAGTTTACTTGGAACAGGCGCGATGGGTCTTTGGGTGCAACTCCTGACATGGGGTTCATTGCTCAAGATTTATATGATGTAGAGCTTGAACACTCATCAACATCTCGAACAAGACTTGTTAAGTGGGAAAATCCAGAAAAGTTAGAAGCGGATTATGTGCGATCATATCCTATTCTAGTGAAGGCCGTGCAAGAGTTGTCGGCAAAGGTAGATGCGCTGACAGCGCGAGTAAAGGAATTGGAAGGAAGTTAATATGGCTGTAAATGAATTAGATCGTGATTATTTAAAACTATTACATATGTGCGATCACATTGAAAATATTATTGGTGGCATGAAAATGGATCAAGAAACAGATTCTGAAAAGAAAAAACAAGTCGGTAATATGGTCATGCATTTAGAGACGGAAGTGCTAGATAGCAAATATACAGATGCTAGTAAGGACATGACTAGAATAAACTCTACGATCACGACAGGGCGCACTTACTGGAAGTCATAATCAATGTTAGGCTTTACACCACTCGCTAGTGCACCATTAGCAGATAGTGGCTCTGTAACACAAAGCATTTCTATAAGTGATCTATCAACGACTCCTGTTGTTGATAGCATTGCTTTATCAGTCACAAGTAATTTTGCGCCTCAAGATATAACAACGACTCCAGTTGTTGATAGCGTTGCGTTATCATTCGCAAGTAATTTTGCGCCTCAAGATATAATAACGATTCCAGTTGTTGATAATATCACTTTATCACAAATACCAAATTTTGTTCCAGAAGACATAGTTACAACTCCGGTTGTAGATGACGCTTCTGTTTTTGAAGGTGAGACAATTCCAACAGAGCAAATTATTGCAGGAATACCAGTTATTGATAACCTCGCCGTCTCTGTTACATCAAATTTTAATTTAAATAATATTTCAAGCACACCAATTGTTGATCAAGTTTTCGCTGCAATGAGATTTGATCTCAATTTAGATGATATTACTCTCGATGCTCCAACGATTGATAATGTCACTATATTTGAGCAAGAAACATGTAATGTTAATGATATTTCAACAACTCCAATTGTTGATAGTCTTGATATTTCAGTGGTGTCAAATTTTGTGCCACAAGACATTACAAGCGGAACACCACAAGTAAGCTTATTAACATTTATACAACAACATAGTTTTAACTTAACAGATATAATAACTGGATCTCCAACGCTTTCAGCAAGATTTATTTGGGACTTTCAAGAGCTCGCCTCGGACAGTTGGACAAATCAGGCTGAGGATGATAGTGTATGGACAGAACAAACTGCGCCAACAGACGCTTGGACACAAGCCGCAACTGTAACAGATACATGGACAGAAGTATCCGACGAAACTGACACTTGGTCGGAGGCTGCATAGGAGAAAGTAGATGGCATTATCAATAACTAAAGCGACGGTGGGTGGATCTGAGGACACTTGGGGAACCACAACAAACGCGGCATTAGACAGCATTGTATCCGAGATAAACAATAACGCTGACGGCACAAACGCAACTACGCCAAATATGACGTCCTTTCAAGTCGGTGGGACTCCGGTCACAAGCACGGCTGCCGAGCTCAATATACTAAGCGGAGGCACAAGCGCAACGTCTACAACTATTGCAGATGCAGATCGAATTATTTTGAATGATAACGGCACGATGGTGCAGGTGGCAGTAACTGATTTGTCGAGCTACATAAATGCTTCCGCAGGATCTGGATCAGTTACAAGCGTTGGTCTTAGTGCTCCTACGGGCTTTGAAGTAACCGGATCGCCAGTAACTTCCACAGGAACTTTAGCACTTGCATTTTCAACCGGATACAGCCTTCCGACAACATCTAGTCAATCAACGTGGGACACTGCATATGGTTGGGGCGATCATAGCACTCAGGGTTATTTGACTTCAGCGCCTGCACCAACGAGCGCACAGGTAGGAAGTGCTACGGCAGGTTTAGCAGCCGATGCAGTAGGTTCTTATGCTTTGTTATTTCACGGAGGTGGTAATACTTATCAAACAGGGGATACTTTATCCGGCTCTAGTTTACTGTTTTCTAACGCTTTAGCCGACGTAAATGAGCCTACATGGTATGGCGCTACCTCTACAAGCACAATAGCTGCGCCATCAGGTACTTGGCGTTGTATGGGTAATGTGGGGTATCGCACAACGAACACTGGCACTACTGGAACAGACGCAAGAGCATTTACAAGTACAACATTATGGTTAAGGATTTCATAATATGAGTATTGCAATAACAGAAATACGTAACGCACGTTCTCTTCAAACAGATAATCAACGTTTTGACGTAGAAATAAATCACCCAGAATTAGGTTGGATTGATTATCACTTAACTCCTGATGATACAGACGCAACAATTGATAATGCTGCTTTGCTCAAACTCATAGGTTCAAATTTTTCTTCTTACACACCTCCCACGCAAGAAGAGTTAGACGCAGAAGCAGCTAGCAACGCCCGAAGCAAACGTGACACTCTTTTAAGGTGGGAAGTAGACCCGATTGTAAGTAACCCTCTACGTTGGGCAGAAATGAGTTTAGAAAAACAAAATCAGTGGGCGCAGTACCGCACAGATTTATTAAACGTACCGCAACAAAGTTCTTTCCCAAATTCAATATCGTGGCCAACAAAACCAGAGTAACGACATGCCGCTAATACCTCTAAAAATTCCTGCCGGATTTTACAGAACAGGCACAGACCTTGATGCATCTGGTCGGTGGCGTGACGGTTCATTAGTACGATGGAGAGACGGGTCACTTAGGCCGATTGGTGGTTGGCGTCTCAATGAAAACATAGCCTCAATTACAACTAATGCGCCTCGAGGTATGCACACATGGGAAAGTATTAATGGAACAAGATACGTTGCAGCCGGATCATATAATGAGCTGTTTGCAGTTATTTCTGGTGGTACTTCTTATGATATTGCACCCACAGATCTTGCAACTGGCTCTCTTGATGGTGGCGCCGGAACCGGCTACGGGTATGGCACTTATGGAGTTGGCACATATGGCACGCCGCGACCAGATACTGGCAATCTATCTCCTGCAACCACTTGGTCTTTGGACAACTGGGGGGAGTATCTTTTAGCCTGCTCGACCTCTGACGGTAGGATTTTGGAATGGCAACTTGGCGCGTCGTCGAAAGCCGCCGTAGTGGCTAACGCACCAACGAATAATCTTGGCCTAATTGTAACTGAGGAGCGTTTTGTATTTGCGCTCGGCGCAAGTGGCAATCCGCGTAAAGTAGCGTTTTCAGATCGTGAGGATAATACGACGTGGTCGCCTACCGCAACAAACGAAGCAGGAGACATAGAGCTACAGACGTCAGGCCAGATAGAAACGGCTATAAGAACCCGTGGCCAAACGCTTATCCTGACAGATGTTGATGCTCACACGGCTCGATATATAGGGCCGCCTTATGTGTATTCTTTTCAACGGGTTGGCACATCTTGCGGCATCATATCAAGACGTGCGGCGGCCGACGTAGACATGGGCGTTTTCTGGATGGGTAACGGCGGCTTTTTCCGATTTGACGGTAATGTTGTGTCAGAAATACCTTGTGCGGTGCATGATTATGTTTTTGGCGATTTAAACACCTCGCAGAAAAGTAAGGCTTGGGCGTTTACAAATGGACAGTTTGGAGAGATCTGGTGGTTTTATGCTTCCGGCAGTTCAACGGAAGTAGACCGTTACGTTGCATTTGATTACAAAGAAAATCATTGGCTCATAGGAAGCCTTTCACGCACATCTGGTGCAAGTCGAGGTGTGTTTGAGTATCCTATGCTTATGGGCTCAGGTGGCGATATGTTCGACCATGAGGTCGGTTTAAGCTACACAGATACTCAGACATACACAGTTACAGTTGCAAGCGTCGATGGTGGTAATCGTTTTATTTTAAACGGCAGTAACTATCCTACAATTACACTTAAACGTGGTTATACTTATATTTTTGACCAGAGCGATAGCTCAAATACTAACCATCCCATTGCGCTCAGAACGTCTGATGACACTTCATATACTTCGGGAGTTACGACCACCGGAACCGCCGGCACTGACGGAAAAACAACTTTTGTCGTGCCAAGCGACGCGCCTGCAAGCTTGAAATATTACTGCACTGTGCATGGTAACGGCATGGGCAATAATATTACGGTAACAGACGCAGACGGCGTATTTGCAGAAAGCGGCCCGTTTAGCATGGGGTCTGGTGATAAGATTATGCAAGTAACCGATCTTATTCCTGACGAGAAAACACAAGGCGACGTAAATATTAAGTTTAAAAGTCGATTTTATCCAAACGCAACCGAATCAACGCACGGCCCTTACACGCCTGCAAACCCTACAGCCGTCAGGTTTTCTGGTCGCCAGATACGTATGAGAGTTGAGGGCGACACGCCATATGCTGCATGGCGCGTTGGCACAATGCGTATTGATGCTAAAGCAGGTGGGCGTAGATAATGGCGGCTCCGGTACTCCCACCTATTGGCGATGATATAAAAGCATGGGGGCAAAACCTAACGACATATTTACAGCGTCAATTATCGCGTTTTTATCATAAAACTACAGACGATAACCCTTCTGAGGATGGCGTCGTGCTTTGGGACACCTCTAAAAAATATGCAGTTATTTCATCAAGCGGCGCATTTCGACAGCTTGCTACAAAACAACCTACACCCTCCGCTAGTACCGGATCAACCGGAGATGTTGCCGGTATGATTGCGTGGGACACAAACTATATTTACATCTGCACTGGCTCTTATGATGGCTCTACAGCTATCTGGAAACGTGTAGGATTAAGTACGTGGTGATGAAATGACGTCTAGGGGTGTAAATATGCTTGATAATGTAGTAAGATTAGATGCAAAGCCAAAGGTTACTATTTTGCCGGTTTTAGCTGAAGACTTTGATAAGTTTGTTGCGAAGGGCATGGATCTGATAGCTCCTGCGGTGCTAAGGCAGTCTCACAACGTTACTATGCAGGACGTTGAGAATGACATAAGGGGTGGTGGCTCTGTAATGTGGCTTATTCATCTCGAGGACAAGTTAGTAGCGGCCATGACAACCGTGGTTGTAAAGCACCCTCAACGAAGAAATTTAAAGATTGAGTTTATTGGCGGTAAACGCATGAGGCAGTGGATGAATGAGGCGATAGGCTTATTAAGAAAATTAGCTTTAGACGCAGGTCTCGATGCAATAGAGGCCGATGGCCGAAAAGGGTTTGAAAAGTATGTAGACACTTCGCCTTTTGAAGCGATGTACACTCATTATGAGATGGAGTTAAAATAATGGGAAGTAAAACAGAAACAAAAGAAATGCCGGCCTTTCAGCAAGAGTTTCTTGAAGGCACTGTAATACCATTTGCTAAAGATTTTTTAGCGACGGAATTTCAGCCATACACCGGTGAGCGCGTCGCAGGCATGACGCCCTTGGGCGAAGCAGCTCTAACAGGTTACAGTAATTTAGGTATGGGAGCGCCTTTATTTAGTGAAGCGGCAGATGCGTATGGCAACTTAGCAACAATGGAAGCTCCGCAAATATCCGACGTTGGTAGTCTTGCAGAAGCAAATTTAGATCCATACATGAACCCGTTTCAAGATGCAGTGATAGATCGCAGCTTATCTCGACTAAAAGAATTTCAAGATATGGGGCTAAACACAGTAGGAGCGCAAGCAACCGCCGCTAAGTCTTTCGGTGGATCTCGACAAGGCGTACAAGAGGGGGTAACACTTGCTAAATATGGAGATCAAGCTAAAGATCTGATTACACAAGGTAACCTAGCAAATTTTCAGCAAGCACAACGTGCAGCCGGAATTGATTTAAAGATGGAGCAAGATAGGGCAATAAGAAATGCTCTGCTTGAGGGAGATGCTGCAAGGCTTAGGGGCGCCGGCGCAGCCGGACTTACCAATGTAGCATCTAGTCAATTAAGAAACGATCTTGCAGGGCTAGGCGCAATGGCTGCGGCGGCCGAAGCAGAAAGAGCTATCGGTCAGCGTGGACTTGATGTTGGTTTTGAAGATTATATGTTTGCACAGAATTATCCGCTAACTCAGTTTGGCGTGCTTACTGGTGCAGCCGGAGCAGTTCCGCAAGGTTACGGCACAACGACGACGCGAGATCCTTTAGGAACATTTGGTAACTTGTTGGCAGGGTTTGGGTCGTTTGGGACGGGTTTCCCTAAATTTTTCGCTTAAAGGTGTAATATGGAACAATATTTACTTACAGAAGACGACATAAAGCGTTTAAGCCAATCTAGCGCCATTAAAAATACAATGGCCGTAGCAGGCGATGTAGCTACACCGGAAGAGCTAGAGGTTTTATTTCCTGCCGGCAACATGCCTGCTCAACAGAACAGAAATGTTGTGATGAATGAAAACGCAACGATTTTAAACAAACCGATGCCAAATCCTAATTCTTTGGAAGTGAGAAATGTAAGGCCTCGCGTTGAGCCCCCCGAGCCGTTGCCGACAATGACAGATATGGGCTTACTGACTACTCCTATAAGTAACGACCCTTTTGACAATTTATCAAAAACACAAAGAAGAATGCTTGCATTTGCAGGTATCAGAGATGCAGGTCTTGCGTTGCAAGGTAAAGAAGGTAATTCCGTCAATAATTTACTTACACAGTTTAACAAGCGAGCTGACATCAATCGTAAGGCTCAAGCCCTTCAAGCTCAAAGAGCTGCAATGGCAAATCTAACGAGCATGGATAGAAGTGATCCAGAGGCTTACAGAGCGGAAGTTATGAGGGCATTGACTTTGGGTTTGATAGATGGCCCACAAGCCAACATAATGCTGCAAGACGCAGAGAGAACTCAACAAAGACAAAGAGATATTGTTAGCTCAAGTGTTATGATAGATCAAATAGACGCATTACTTTTTGATCCTGCACTAGATCAAGCTTTAGGATTAGAAGGTTTTTTACGTAGAACGGCTGCGGATTTAAATTTAGACCCAGATACAGCAAGAGTAAAAGCTCGGCTCGATCAAGTTATAGGTAAAGCATTTTTAGAGGCATATAAAACGCTTAAAGGCGGTGGACAAATTACAGAGCTTGAAGGTAACAAAGCACAAGCCGCAGAGGCAAGATTATCTACAGCGCAAAGACCAGAAGATTTTAGAGAAGCTTTGAGAGAGTACAGATTTTATATCGATCAAGGTATTAGAAGATTGAAGGGTGAAGACATACCTCCTGATACACTTTACGAAAGATCAATCGATCCATTGGGGCTATTTCCATAATGTCAGAAATTATTAAAGAATTTAGAAAAAAATATCCAGAATATAAAGACCGCAGCGATGAAGACTTAAAGCGTGCGATATATGAAAAGTTTTATCGTGAGCAGCGTGGCATCACTTTTGAAGAATTTGAGGAAAGATTTGACAAAGCTCCTCGCAGTAAAGCCGACGATTTAAGAGACTCTCTTGCGTCTGGGTTGATGCAAGGCGCGTCTGAAGGTGTAGATTTTGGCAGCAACATGGCTGATCGAATAATGAATTTACCTTTGCAGATAACTCAGAAACTCGGCTTGATGGAGTTGCTTCAGCCGGCGGTAAAAAGCGCCACTGGTATTGATATAGGTACGTCAGACGATATTCAGATACCACAAAGAGATCCAAATGAAAAAACTGTACGACAAACAGTAGCCGACTTAACAGGCGGATATAGTGAATACGTGCCGCAAACATTCGAGGGTGAGTATTTACAAACAGGAGGGCAGTTTATGGGTGGCGCGGCTGTTATGCCGCTCGGTGGCCCCGTCAGAGCTATAGGTGGCTCAATTATACCTGCTTTGGGTAGTGAAACCGCAGGGCAGCTTACAGAAGGCACAGAATATGAAAACATAGCAAGATTTGCAGGAGCTTTAGGTTTGCCGGTAGCCCAAGCTTTAGCAACTCCTGCACTTCGTAGATTGGCAAGAGGTAATCCGGATGATATTCTTGCCAATTTATCAGGTAGCCAAAGAGCTCAATCAGTCGATCTATTAAGACGAGAAGGTGTAGATA